GGAGGGGGTGGTGGCGGTGGGACGAGGTACGGGGTAGCGTCCAGGTCCAGGGAGTCCGCCCAGTCCTTCACAAGCGCGTTGAACGGGTCCACGATCCCGGCGCCGATCAGGCCGCTTAGCACGGGGCCTAAGTTCTGGAGGGCCGCCTGCATTTGCTCGGCCCGCGTAGCCTTGTTTGGCTTGCGGGCGCTGCCTGACTCAATCCGGTACTCGTACTCCCTGGCCACCTGAATTGGCTCCAGGGCCGCCACGTGCTGCTCCCAGGCAACAGCTCCGATAGGCCCGACGATCGGGGCGACATCTTCTGGCCTCAGCAGCCACCTGGCCGCCAGCGCTTCCTTCCGGGCTAGCTGCGTCATGGCGTTCTCGACGCACTCGGCCATGTCGTCAGGGCGGATGCTGATCTGCTCGGAACGGACGTTGGCCTCTGTGGCTGACCTGATCTGGGTATTGGTCATGCCGTAAACGAGTTCGGTGAGGCCGAGCCTTTTCTCCAGCATCTCCGTAACTGCGGAAATGACCTCCCAGACCTCGCTCGTGACATTGGGAAGCTGGAACACTGAGATCACGTCCGAGACGCTGCGCCCCAGAATCTCAGACAGCTCCACGATCTTGAAGCCGCCCTGAGACTGCGAGAGGATCTGGTCCTTGATGTCCTGGTCTGCGGCTTTGCTGACGCCAACCAGCGTCTCGCAGCTCACGGCCACCCGCTGCGCCAGGAACGAAAAAGCCCAGCACAGGAAGCGTAGCTCGGGAATGCCTGGCTTGATGTGGCTAATCGGCCACACGTAGCCCGGCTTGCGGTGGAACGAGAGCATGGTGAATGGCCATCCATTGCTCTCTGCCCAGTACGGAATGGGCCACTGCACAGCGCGGAACATTGACTCCGGCAGCCCGGTGCCCTCGTCCACCTGCTCGCTGAGCATCTCCGGCGGGACGTTGAGCGGAAACGGCACGCCATCCGCCACGACGATGTAGGCGTTCTCTCCGATAGCGTCAAAGAATCCGCGACGGTCCTTCGGAGAATCCTTGAGCCGGTCGCCGAACCCAGTCTTGCTCCAGATCTTCCAGTAGGTCAGCAGGTCGTTGGTCTTGCCGACGCGTCGGGAGTTACCCCGATTCTCGTCGGCCGTCCGGCGGTCGGCGTAGGCGTCTTCCATGGAGCTGTTGGCGCGACCTTCCAGGTTGCCGCGCAGCTTCTCTGGGTCCACGCCGTACTGGCGCGCCACAACGTCAATCGGGTGGACGCACTTCCTGGCGCACCAGGTGATGTCCTCGATCTCGGTGGCGTCGGGGTCCAGGACAAGGTTGTCCACAGAATCAGCAAAGCTGCCAACGGACCGAAGCTCACTGCCCGGGTCGGTAACCAGCTCTGTCCACCAGACGCCACCGCCTTTGATAACCGCTTCGTCCACCGCCCGGCGGCTGTGCGTCTTGAGGTCCAGCTCGTTGGGCGTGTAGTTGAGATACGCCGATAGCAGCGACGCGACGACCGAGCGAACGGAATCCCGCATGGCCGTGTCCTGGAGAGCACCCTGCAGGGCCTGGACGGCGGCAGGGTTATTGGGATCCAGGCCGAGCGTCTCTGGTGGGATCTCGGGAAACTTCTTGGCGTTTACCTGGCGCACGGGATTGCGGTGGTAGATCACCGACGCAAAGAGCTTGACGACCTCGAAGACTCGATTGATCTGCATCCGGAAGCCGGGAGGAGTGATGGAGCGGTTGTAGCCGTACTCGCTCCGGGAGTACTCTTCCTTCCAGAACCAGTTGTGCGGACCATCGAAGAAGTCCATGGCCTCACGCGCGTCCTGCGAGAACGGGCGCTTGTGCTTCAGGCCAAGCTCGATTTTCTTGAGCCAGCCCGCAGCGATGGACTTCAGTACGTCTTCGCCGGTTTCACTTGCTGCCATTGCTCTTGGCCTTCCGTTCGTGGCTGATGGCCATCGTCGCCGCTATCTGCTGCGCCCGGGCCATGTCCTTGTGTGAATCACTGAAATCCCAGCACCCCCAGGAGCGCCAGGCCGGGTTCTCGAGCAGCCCCTTGTCGTCCTTGTGGCGAACGCTCGGCTTCTCAACAAAACCGACGCCGGGAGCAAAGACGAGGATGGTCACGGTCTGCGCACCAGGGCGGGCGCACACCCAGCCCAGCTGCGGGTCGGCCGGCGACATGGGGTCGTTGTACCAATAAACAGTGTCGCCGAGACGCGCCGTCGGAAGGGTTTGTTCAGTATCCATTGGGGGCTCCTGATGCTGGTCCGAGATAAACAAATCCAGCGCCGTCATTACGCTTCTCGCGCCGGCGCTTCCACTCAACGTACCAGGGCTCCTCTGGAGGCGCGACCTTAACTTGGTGGTATTTAGGGCGATACGCGCAGAGGTACTCGAGACACTGGCAAGCATGCACCTCGCCACGCGTGTTCGGCTGGTCAGTCACCACGTAGGTGCCGGCCAGGTAATTCACCTTCTTTTTGTAGCGCTTCATTTCGCGCTCCAAATCGGGCACGGCATGCCGCAGGATTCGGAGTCGCGGAGTGCCCTCAGGCCGGATGTGCATGTAATTCTGGGTAGCCGCCATGCGCGCCTGGATGTCATCGCAGCCCGCCAGGAAGCTGCTGCCAGTGACAGCGCTTTTGACGTTGCGCTTGCGCAGCTCTTCTGTGTACAGCTCAACCGGCAGGCGTCCCGAACCGATTTCCCGGATCCGGCCGCCGTGCATGTCGATGATGAAGGCGTGGAAGGACTGCCCGCGTGCTTTTTCGGCGAACTTCTCCGCAAAGATCACGGCATTGCACTGCCTGATGTAGAGCTGATCGTAGACCAGCAGCATCGAGTCGTCCGGCGGAACGGCCCCGAAAATCACCGAAGTCACAGCGTGCCCAGGGTCGATCGCGGCATAGCGAGTCCAGTCCTCCGGCACGACGTTCTTCGGCAGGTCGGCCCGGTCGTAGCCGTGCACCGCCATGGCGAATGTCGGGTAGCAGAGGATCGAGTCGGTGACGAACTCGCCTTCGCTGCGCATCCGCAGGACGTCTTCCCCAAGCGCGCTCCAGCGCTCAATGTTCTTCCGCTTCTCCTCTTCGTCGATGTGCGGGTTGTCGAGGAATCGCAGCACAAACTTGACGATGTCCGGGTTCTTCTGGCCCGCCTCAGCGGCAGAGTCGGCGCGCTCTGAAAGCCCGGCCAGCGAGTCGTTCTTGGAGTGCGGCATCGCGCTCCAGCACAGGCGCCCTTTGCGGTCCGCCAGTCTGGCCTGCATCTCCGGGAGCCATGCTTCGGACGCCAAGTCCTCGTCGATGTGGACTCTGTCGGCCTGGAAGCCTTGCGGGGGCTCGCCCTCAGAGCTGAAGAAGTAGATGGTCCAGCCGTTGGTGAGCTCAGCGCTCTGGACGTAGCGGGCGCTCTTGAGCAGCCAACTGATCTTCTTGACCATGCGCGGAGGGATTAGTGGAGGCGCCGGCTTGGCTTCGGCGGATCGCTTCTTGTCCTTAGTCGGGTTATAGGCGCGCCACTTCTTGGTCTTCTGATCGCGAATGATCTTGAAAGCGCCGGCGCGAAACAGCATCGGGTAGACCACCATCCCGATGTGCTTCCAGTCCCGGCCGATAATGACCAGGTTGCCGTCCCGCTCGGGGTATTTGCCATGAGGGTCCGAACCTGTGACGGCCCTCGCGTCCTCAACGAACGTGGACAGCGACTTGCCGGAGCGGTTGCCGCCCAGCACGATAACTTCACTTGCCTTGCACTTGTGCATCTCCGCCTGGAGCGGAGTCGGCTGGTAAAGCTTTAGCGCCTCGATTCTTCGGTCGGCGAGCTCTGCCTGGATTTCTTTGAGCTGCTGCGCCTGGTAGCCGCTTATCTTCGATACCGACGGCAGGGGCGGAGGCGCCGTCGGCTTTTTCCGTCTTGATCGTGCCATCGACTATCTTTCCCTGGAACTGGGCTGCTAGAGCCCGCAGGCGGCCGTCCAGCTCCGTTTCGAGTTCATCGTCCGACCACTGCCCTAAAGGTTTCTTGGCCCCTCCCTGGTCGGTATTTTTCACGACCAGCCTGAGAATCGAATCCAGCATCTTGGTGCGGGTGGCCCCGCCAGGCGGGCTGTCGAAGTACTGCTTGACGAGCAGGGAGGTGAACCCGCTGACCCCGCCGAAGTACTCCATCAGGCGCTCGAGGACCTCGCAGGAGTGCGGGATGTTCTCCCCGCCACCCCGCGCGGCCCCCATAAACGTCGAGACAGCCCCAGACTCGATGTCCGTCAGCGACCTGGCCAGAGCCTGCTTCTTGCGGCCCTGCAGCTTGTCGCGGCGGCAGAGCAGGCAGCGAACATCGAGCGTGCCGTCCTTCCTCTGCCGGAAGTGATCTTTCTTGGCCGGCAGGTTTTGGCCGCAATCGACACACGTCTTGACCTGTTGGCTCGCCATACTGTTCGGCTGTACATCCTACCAAAAGCACAGGGGGGACGAGTGCGGCTGTGGCGCCAGCTCCCGTCCCCCCTCAGCGTCTTGGTGCGCAGGCCGCTGTCGTGCAGTTACGCCAGGCTGGTGTTCAGCAGAATCCGGAAGTTATTGGCGAAGGCAGAGGTAATCGCGGTGCCGATTTTGTTGCTAAGCGCGCCCGCGCTCTCTGCCACCGTCATGCTCCCGCCCAGCCAGATTGTCTGGCCTGGACTGAAGAGCTGGTCCGCGTTGTACGCTTCCGCAGGCCCCTTGACGACAATCCAGAAAACCTCTCCGTTCGGCACACCCGCCGACGGCAGGTACTCATCGACCACTCCGACCAGGCTGTTGGCCGAAGCAGGCCCGAATTCCACGTCGCCCAGATACAACTTAGAGCCATCCACCTTGAGGCTCACAAGCTCTCGCGGCAAAAGAGCTCGTCCGGAGGAGTTCTTGACGCAGATGCAATCAACAGTGTGGTTGCTCAGCAAGGCGCCGGTCTGAGGGTTCTCGTCCCGGAAGGTCTTGCGGACGCCCAGAAGGTGGGCGCCGTCGCCAACCGAAGCGTCATAGACGTTCGTGCTGGTGATTCCGAGAGTCTGGCCCCGAGCGAAGCTCGGATCAGCAGTAAGCGTGCTCATGCTTTCCTTTCCTAGAGATCAGGCGACGGCCTGCCACTTAACAAAGTTGCGCGGGCTCTTCATCTTGATGTTGGCCAACACGGAAACCGCGTATCTGTGTGACTGAAGTTCTTCGTTGTAGTAAGGCCCCTCAGCCACCATGAGCTGAGACTCCATGCACTTCAGCTCCATGTTCCCGATCGACAGGCCGTAGCCAGTGCCGGCGGGAACAGCGTATTCCGTCGAGACCTCGATGCCGTCGATTTCCACGACATCCCCGAACCCGTAAGACCGCAGGCCGGACGTCTTGGTGACGATGGCACGCTCACGGCTGTCGAGCCGGTTCAGGAACTGGATGTAAAGCTTCCGGTCGAGAAGGATCATGTCGATCTGGTTCTCGCGGGTGTCGTTCCGCTTGGCGTGATGGACAGCCTCGCGGATCGCCTCGATGCACTGGTCCTTCCAGGTGGCAGTGGCGCCGCCGAAGTAGGTGCTCGTGTAGTTGCAGACGATCGGCGAGTAGTAGTCGTACTCCGGATCGACAGCCACGTACGGCCAGGAGCCAGCGGCAAGCTGAGAGCCAGCAATCCCGCCAAGCTCAGTGCTGAGGCCGGCGTAGGTGTCGAGCGGGTAGGCAAACGGGTCAGCGGCATTCGCAGCGCGCTTCGTGCCGTCGGCCACGTTTACCGTGCCGTCGATGGCGAAGATCGACTCCAGGCCGTGCCACCGGTTCTCATTGCCGGCGGCGTTGCCGTCAATGTAGATCTCCTTGCTGAGATGCTCCTGCATGGACTCCTGGAGGCGGCTCGCCATCTTACCGGCGACGTCGATGAGCGCCTGGGCGCCCCTGTTCTCCAACATCTCGCGCTTTGTCACCTGATCCGTCACGGTGTATCCGCGATACGGGAGGCTGGCGCGCTGCCAGAGGTTGTGTCGTGCGAAGACTCGCGGCGACTCACCGTTGTTCGAGGTAACGGGCTGGTTTCGATAGCGAACCTGCCAGTCGAAGCCACGCCCCCCTTGATTCATCGCGACCTTGCCGTTGGCTTCAAGGGCCGCAAAGACCTTGAACTTCCGGAAGGTGGTCAGCTCCTCTTCCTTGAGGTGCGTGACCAGCGTCGTCCCAATTGTCCTCGCCCAGTCAGTTGAGCTCGCCATCTGCTACCTTTCACTCGATTCCGTCTCGGGCCATCTGAGCCCGGAGACGTTGCTCGAAAGTCATGGGTGCCTTAGGGATTCTCGGATCCGAAGGAGGTCCTGACCTGCTCGGGTTCCGACTTGCTTCCCTTCTCAAATACTCTATGTCCTTTTCGGCACGATTTTGTGCCGGAGGTGCTGCTGCCGGCGGCGCGTTTTCTTGAGCGACCGGTGCCGGCGGATTGGAAAACGCCGCCGGCCGGCTTGCAGCAGCCTGCTGCTGCTCCATAGCTTCACGCAAAAGGTCACGCTCAACCATGTCGCAGGCGTACTGCCAGCGCTCGGTTGGGGTGCCAAGCCCGGCCTGCGAAGCCTGGTTGATGTACTTCTGAACCATCAGGCCTTCGCGGGTCGGCGTCCTGCCGTCTGCCTCGTAAAGCCAGTCCCGGTTCTCCTGTTCGATTGAAGCGACGTATCCCGCCTCGCTGGCCTCGCGCATCTGCTCTTCAACGATCTGCCGCGCACGCTCGGTGGCAACCTGCTCCACCATCGGTCCGATGGCAGCCTGGGGGTCGGAAAGGAACTTGGCTGCGAAGTCGGCGCGGTACTGCATGTAGTCCATGAGCCGCTCGCGGGAGGAGATCGGAGCATCCTCCGCAATCGTCTCCCGGCCGTTCTGGTCCTTTACGAGATACCTGCGATCCGAGTCGCGCAGCTCGGGAGGATTCCACCACTTGTGGTCCTCAGGCTGCTGGGCCTGCTGGGGCTGTGGCTGCTGGGCCGGAGGAGACTGCTGCTCCTGGAGCCACCGCTGGAACGGCTCCTGGTGCGTCAGGTATTCCTGCGCGTACGGGATGAGCTGCTGGTACTGCTGGAGAGCTTTTGTTGCCGCTTTTTCTCGCTCCATCGACGCATACAAGCGGCCTGCAATTTGAGTGTCGTCCTGCCCCTCGAAGTCAGGCAGAGCGCGAAAGGAGGACCAGACGTCGCTGCTCGGCGAAGATTGCGATGCTGGTGCTGCGCTATCAGAAGAAGGCTGCGCTCCGGCCTCAGGCGAGGCCGCCGCAGGCGCCTGGCTGGACTCAACGACTGATTCGGCGGGTGCGGCATCGAGAGTTGTCTCGTCGCTCATTACGGCGCTCCGTAGGGTTTATGGGAACCAACGCGTATTAGTGTACGCGTGACCACGCCAGCGCGCGACCGCTACGGAGATCCGTACTCAGCCGGTGGCCATTCCATCGACCTGCGTCGACTGTCGAGATTCCTCTGAGCGGCTTCCCGGCCCTCCCTCAAGTATTCCTCAGCGATCTGCTGCCGGCCCCTGCCCCTCTCCATGTTCTCTATCTTCGTGGCAGCGGCCTCGCGCCGTCGTGCGCGCGCTTCCGCCTGCGCCTCGTACTCTTCGTCGCTCAGATTGCGGGCGCCGGTAAAATAATCCCACCACGTCCTTTTCGCTGGAAGCGCCTGGGAGAGCGCGCCCCCAAACGCCACCTCTGGAACGGCCTCCTGGTAAGCCTGCCGGGAGGCGGCCTCGAACAGAGACATGGGACGAAGCCCCTTCGCGTAGGCCTCAGCCGGAATGCCGCGATATGCCGCCACTCGGGCGCCAAGCTTCCCCATGCCTTCTCCAGGAAACGCCCTTGCTGCCGAACCAAGCTCAGCTAGCACAGACCGGGAAGCCTTTCCTGGAAGCCCGGTTGTGGTGCCGGATGCACCAGCCTTCGTGATGGCCCGCGCCACCTCCCGGGCTCCAACCTGGCCGACTGAGCGCGCAATGTCCATCGGGACGGATATGAGACCGCTGGCGTCAAGCATGCCCAGGCCAGCGTACGTTGTATCTCCCGCTACTGGCGGAAGCTCCATGCCGGTCCAGCCGCGCACCATGTCCTGCCCAAGCGGCGGCGCCAGGTCGCCCTGGAGCTGAGAAACCTCCGCCTCCCTCTGCAAATACCGCTGCGTTCGCTCATCGTCAGTCTCGACCTGACCATCGTTCACCAGGCGGTCCGGGAGGTCCATGATCGGATTTTCTCCAATCTGGAACCTGCGCTGAAATTCGTCCATCGCGCCAGACTGGCCGTAGGCGTCTCGAGCCGTGCCCAAGAGGCCGTTGCCTCGCATGTCTGATGCGGCCGCTGCTGGCCCGAGCGGGAAGTAGTTCTCGCCGATCTGCAGGTACCTGCCAATTGGGCTGGTGGGAGTCATGAACTGCATGAACGCTGGCCTGAACCCAGAGAACCGCTGGTAGTTCGGATCGTTGAAATCCTGCCGCGTCAGCCGGGCCCCCTCGCTCTTGTCGTAGTACTGCATGGCCTCGCCGGGATCTTCCCTCAGGCCGCGCAAGAGATCGACGGTACGGCCTGGACCGTGCTGCATGTACGTGTAGCGCTCTGGCGCCATGACGAAACGCGCCGACTCATCGGTGGCGTCGCCAGCATCCACTAGCTGCCTTGCTCCCTGTGCGTACTCCCGGGCGTTCATCCAGCTTGGCTGGTCCTCAAGCCGCCCAAACTCTCGCTCCAGCTGGTAAGCAGTGACCTCAGGACCGTAGCCAGGGGCCATGCCGCGCAGGGTCTGCTCTGGCGAGTCAACTGACTCCGCCCTGGAGACAGGCGTGTACGAAGCCCCGCCCCCGACCCCAGAGTTTCGCAGCTGCTGCAGAAGCGGATACACCTGACCAGGCTGGATGGCGTCAGGGTCCGGAAGCAGCTGGCTGAACCGGTCGACCCTAACACCAGGAGGGACGTCGGCGTACATGGGCGCCGCTTCGTCTGCGGTCTGCAGGATGTCTCCGAGTCGCCCTAGCTCGGCCTCGACTGTGGCCGGAGCCGCCTCCCCTCGCGCCTGCCTGGCAGATGCCCGCAAGGCTTCGGTTTGTGACTGGCCACCTTGCCCGGAAAACAATTGGGCAGGAAATGACATTGGCTGACCTCCTGAGCGGCAACTTGCCTACTCTGGTTTTATGGCCCTGCCTACGCCGCGCCCGGCTTCTTTCGCCTCTTTTTCTTGGGCTTCGAGAGGCTCAGCTCTAGCTTCCTGCGCGCCTCCGCTTTCCAGCGCGCCTCTATCGCCCGAAGCTCCTCGTGCGGAATTGGCTTGTACGTCCCCAGCCTTTGGCACTCCTCACGATACTCTCGGTGGATTCTCGCGAGTGGATCCTCGCTGCTCACCGCTGCATCGCCCTCTGCGGCGGAGACGGGTGCGGGATGTCGTACATGGGATTGCCCATGATGCGGACCTCAGAGCTGTCCACGTGCACGACCCGGCCGTCGTCAAACTGGTGAACCACCCAGACGGTGTTAATTGAGGGGCCGTAGTCGAGGAGAAAAAGTGCATGCCCCTCGCCCAGAGGCGTCACCACGTAGAGCGGCGGATTGCATTGATGGATCAATCTAGCTCTGCCTCCATCATCGCATCTGCGTAGTCACCGCTGGCCGTGACGCGCAGCAGCTCTTTCCAGTGAGCGGCGACGCTTGCCCCAGATCCGCCCGCGTAGAGCCAGCAGCCAATCAGGGTCACGGGGTTCGTGGGCAGCCAGAGCGGCTGGCCCGAGTCTCCCGGGCGCACCCACGTTCCGTCTGCCCCAAACCTGCTGCCAAGCGAATACAGCTTGCTTTCCACAAGCGAGCCAACGGCAGTGATTGCATGCGCCACAACAGGCCGTCGCAGGCGGGCTCCGTCGTGGTGGGTAGGAAAGTGCCTTTCCCAGTCCCATGGAAGCCGCCGGGCCGGTTCGCATTCTGCGTCCGCGTCGAGGGTCGCTACGGCAATGTCCGTTCCCGGAACCTGCCGCACGTCAATCACCTTGCGAGTGCCCCATGAATACCTGATCGTGTCCCCAACACTTCGGCGGTAGTGCCAGGCATGGAGGGCGTGCCGCCTGGTAATGACGCAGCCCCCGCGAGGGCCGAAAGATACGCAGGGAGGTAGTGCGAGCTCTGCCTTCTCGCAGGCGTCGTAGACCGTTTCCGCTTTGGCCTCCAGCACCTCGACCCTGGCGCGGAGGTCGCGGATGGCCTCTAGCATCGCTTGCCTGAGTTTGCCGTCGGCCATGTCGCAGGAACTCCGTTTCCGCTACATATCAAATGTGATATGTATCTGGTATCGACATGAGGCTCTTTATCTACGGTCAGTTCGTTTCAGAAGTCCAAACAGCGCCGCCGCGATGCCAGCACGGGAGTCGTCGCCGTCGTTGTCGGCATAGGCTTTTGCGGCCTCGCTGATCGCCCCCCGCTCCGCGTCGGTGAGCGTGAACGGAGTGAGCGTGCAGTAGCGGGTCACGGTGCCTGTGACGTACGGGCAGGGCTCGTCGCTCATGCTGTTACGATTCCTGGGTACTTGCCACCCCGCGCTGCCTAAGAGCGTGAAGCCCGGAGAAACGCGGCGCGTAACCTTTCGGCAGAGCGCAGGGTGGCCGAACACCCGGCACCCCCCGCCCGCCGTCCAGGCCGGGACTTTGGCGGGACGGGGAGTGCCGTGACTCAGAATGGCGCTCCGGCGCCAACAGCATCCCGCTTCGGGACGCGGACATTGATGGCAATGTCATCCGCCACCATCTGCAGAGACTCGCCCTGCTGCCCGTCCTTGCGGGTGTACTGCTCCATCTCCAGGCGGCCGGTCACCAAGACACGGTCACCCTTCTCAATCCGCTCGGCTGCATCGGCAGCGGTTTCGTCGAAGCAGACCACCCGCACCCATGTGGTGGTCGGCTCCCGGTCCTTGCGGCGCATGGTCGAAGCCACTGAGAAGCGAGCCATCTGCTTGCCGCTCTGGGTCATAATCAGCTCAGGCTGTCCGCCTGCGTTTCCGGTCACAGTTGCATTGATCACTGATGGATCTCCTGGAGTCGTGCGGGCCAGCTGGCCCGAAGAAGCGGCAGCCCGGCGCTGACCGCATGCGCACAGTTGTACACGCCGAATTGCCGGCGCGCAACCCGCGCGCTAGAGGGGGTGCCGGTCCCAGTAGCAATCCCAGCACTCCAGCTCTGGAAGCGTATGGAGCATCATGATCAGCTCCATGTCGTCCAGAGGCCCCTCCCAGTCCATCAGCCCTTGCCGGCCGACTCTTTGGTCAGCTTGTTCCACTGCTTGGCGTCGGGGTAGTCCTTGCTGCCGGGACGCGCCGGCTCCTCTCCGCGCTCACGCTTGGCGCGGATGTTGTCCCACAGGCCCTTGCGTAGTTTCCTGATCCTGTCGCTCATCCCCGACGCCGACCTTTCTGAGGGAAGGAGTACTGGGTCTGCCCAGCTGACTGGCCGAAAAACTCGGGATCGAACCGCTCGACCGGTGCGCCGATTTGCTCCTCTGTCGGCATTTCCATTGGCTGCTGGGGCCGAAGTATCGAGGAGTCTGGAGCTTCGACGCTAATGTCCTCAGCCGGCGGGGCGTAGTCAGGGATTGGCCGCCGGGACGCTTCGAGCATCTTCTGCATCCGTCGAATCCGGTCAGCGGATCCCGAGCGCTGCAGATCGGCCATCTCTCTTGCGGTGAAGTGAAATCCCTCAGACCGGGCGTAGTCGCCAAGCTCTCCGGATCGGTGGGGCATGCCATTGGAGCTGTGCATGTAGTAACGGGCGCTTGGCGTATCGGATCCCTGTCTGCTTGGCATGGTGCTCTCCGAGCTCAAAATCGGGAAAAAATCCAGGGGGGGAACGTATATCTATTCGCGCGGCGATTGGGGGCCCTGGGGTCTTGACTGGCCGACCGCTATCCCCCGCCCTGGCAACGACTTACGCGTCGCGATAGGGAACGGTAGTCGGATGACTGGCCTCCGAGCTCTCGACAACCGGGTCGAACACTCACCCTTTTATGCCCTCTCCCCGCTCATTCCGTCCCTGGATTCAGGGGCCGGTGAGTTCTCTATGTCAGCAGCACCCACAGCACTTCGCTGAGGACTGACTGGCGGGGAGTGTTCGCAATGCGCGCCGACTTCATCTGCTGCACCTGCTGCGGCAACCAGTTCACAGGCAAGGACCGCCTGGCCCCCGATGAGGCCCGGCTGTTCGTCTGCCCCCAGTGTGACGCCGAGCGGCTGGAGGCGTACCTCGAGGAGGTGCGCGAGGAGGACGAGGAGTGGGTCTGACCACAAAGGCCCTTGTTTTCAGGGGTCGGCGAGTTCTTTGTAGAGACCCAGCAGTCGGCCGGGCTGCTGGGTCTCTTTCTTTTCCCGGCCAGCTTGGAGGTGTGTCATGGAATGGTTTGTGCAGCACGGCGCTGATGCAGCGCAGGGCCTGGTGTTGATCGGTGTACTGGTCGCCTTCGGTGTTGCCTGGAAGCTTCTGGGCAATGCGATCTCGTGGCTCGAGTGGGAGACCGAAACTGCCCGCTTCGGAATCGCTCTGCTGCGTGCAGATCTCGCCATGCTGGGCGACGAGCACGACGCCCTTAAGACCAGGGTCAAGTCCCTTGAGGCCGCCGCTGAGCGGATCAAGAAGCGCTCCGCCGACAAGGCCACAGTCCGGGTCGCGAAGGTGGCCTAGCCCGAAACCGGCTTCGGCCGGTCTCACCGTAGGTTCGGTGACTGATGAGGGCAGTTTCTCTCGGTGAATGGAGGTGTGTGATGGGTTACTTTGACAAGTTGGCGCAGCTGGGGTTCGCGGTGATCTGCCGTCGCAATCCGCTGGGAACCACGACGATGTTCGCAGTCAGGCCTGAGGAGATGCATCTGGAGATGGCGCTCGGCGAGACCTTCGACGCCTACCTGTCGGATCTCCTTCCCGACTGGCGGATCGTCGACTTTCGGGACGACGACGCCGCTGGCGGGGCGAAGATGCTCTACGAGAAGCTCACTTGCACCGGCAGCTACGCCGACAGGGATGAGCGACTGCTAGAGGCGATGCCTGGATTGGCGGGCAGCGGGGCAGCCGTGCTCCTGATCGGCTTCGAGCACCGCCCGGAGTGCGAGCGGTACCAGCCGGTCGACAACCCAGAGGGCTGGGATCGGATCGAGTCCTGACGACGCGGATCCAGTGGCGGGAGGTGACTAACCGCCACGACATCCGGGCCGTTGCTTGGACGCCGAAAACCCCTTGTTTTCAGGGGTCGGCGAGCTCTTTCTAGAGGGAAGGCACTCTGCTTTCCCCGTTCTTTCCTGAGGGAGGTGTCCCATGTTTAGTGTTAAGAATCTGTGTGTGGCGGTGGCGTTTCTGCTGGGCTGTGCGACTGTCGCCTGGGCGGACGATGCGTGGAGCGTGCTGCGCCGTTGGCAGTACACGAATGCCCTGTGCTGCGAAGCGGAGTCGCTGTGGCGTGATGTCAATGGCGACACCATCGCCTCGCTGCGTGATCGACTGGACGATCTGCGCCGGCAGCGGGCTGA